GTAAATAGTATTTCCGTCTTGTGGATTTTGTGGTAATGTAATTGTTAAAGCAGCATATAGAGCTGGATTATTTACAATTAGGTTCTGAGTATCATCTGGAATTTGTACAGAAGCACCTGAGCCTGGAGCTACAATTAATTTCTTACCTAATACTTGTCCACCAATTTTAGTGTAAGGCCCAAACTCTTGAGAGCTTACAGTATTAGCGTAAAATTTAAATGAGTCTGCAGTAAGAATCCAAACAGCTAATGGAGTAACTGTTGCAGGAAAAGATGACTGAGAAAATGAATTAGCAAAGCCGTGAGGAATTAGCAAAACTCCGCCACCTGCTGTAATCATTTGCCCTAAAGCATATGTAATTGCTGTGTCATTCTGTGCTGATGTTTTTGTTTTTCTGCCGCCAAAATCTGCCAGAGAATAAAATAGAAAATTATCTCCAGTAGAAAAGGCGGAACCTTTTACAGTTCCTGCCATGATTATTTAACCTCTTTATAAAAAGAAACAATTACAAGTAATGCAGCTGCAATACCTGAAACCCATTTAACTAACCCAACAAACCAAGAAGCTGCTTTCCAAGCTGATACTAGATCTTCTACATCTGAAGATAGTTTCTCAATCTTAGCTTCTAGTTCTGCAATTTTATGTTCTGTCGATGACATATGAAATTTAAGTTAGATTGAGTTTACGATGCTATCTGCAATTGTTTTAGCTGTATCTCTAAAAGACTGATACTTAGCGTACTTTACTGGATTACTATCCTTGTTATTGATAGTAGCAATCTCAGCGTTAGTAGGATATACACTACTAATTATAGCAGAGATAATTTCCCCACGATTTGCGTATTTACTGATAATAGCAGTATCATATTGGTACGAGATACGAACGTTATCCCTTATATCTTTTATTTCTATTTCAGCTTCATTTACATTTATATGCAACATCTCACCTAATACTGCGTGAATAGGTAATTTAGTGTCTGACTGAGTTTTCACATCGTTCTCCTTAAGAGAGTATTTACATAAACTTCATCTGTTAATCTTAGTATTTCTTTGGTTATATGTAACCTCCAAAATGATTTTGCGTCAATTCTTTTTACCCAGCCCCAATATGCCATGAGACTGCCTAATAGTTTTGCAGATTTTTTATCTTTGCATTTAGCGACTATGCGCTAAGGGGCTAACTATTTGTGCGTGTGCACAGGGAAATTGTGGCAACTTTTTTACAAAAATTAAGCAGCAAGCCGCCCACCGAGACTACGATACAAAATACCCGAGCCACCAGCCAGATACCAAAAGAACGCACCGGCATTAAGCGCAACATCCGCAGTCCCGCCAAAAAACGCACTTCTCCAGCCAGAGGCTTGATAATAATAATCTCCTACATAAGTAGAACTGCTACCTCCAACAGCAGAAGGTAAAAATCCAAATTGAATACTTTGCATATCAGTAACCCATCCATCTGAAGCTACCATAGCAGATCCAATTGAACTATATCCAGTAGAAGTATCATCAGCAAATGTAGAGCGCGTATTGCTTACATAGGCTTGATTACTGTTAATATTAAATCCATCAATAAATGTCCAACAGTTTCCATAAAAATTCTCTATACCTCTGTATGACATAAAGGCAGAATCTCGTGCTGTTTTACTTGCTCCAATAGTGGGATTAGTTGAACTGTTACCTAATGTGTTTGATTTACCTGCTGCACTGTGAGGAGAATCTGTCTGAGTACCTGAAGCCGCAGGATATCCAGAACTAACTGCTACGTTGCCGTCACCTAATTTAGTCTGGGAATTAAAACTGCCATATTCAACTAAATACAACAACTGTATTGCGTGAAGTAGATAAAAATCTAGTTGCCTAAAAGCTGTTCCACGGTTTGCTGCCATCGCTCTGAAGTTTGCTCTAGTTGCGCCGATAGCAGGATGCACTCCACTAACAGACGCTAGTTTTGCATTACTTCCATCAGCTTGCCAATTCTGTCCTGCACTCCAGTTGTCATCCCAATTTAAACCAGATTCATACACAGAGCCATTAAATACGCAAGCATCGTATGCTCCACAATAGCGATAAGCTACATTAGAGCCATCTTTTGTAAATGCTGGATGTAATGTGTAGCCAGTCTTAGCTACAGAGGAAATAGCATAATTTCTTACTGTTCCGGTTACAGTTAGCTTAACGTAGAAGGCAGGAATTTCTACCATCACTTGGCCATCTGCTCCCGTTAAAATAGAAGCGGAACCATCAGCTTTATAATTTGAATTGAATGGACTTAAGTAATAATTTACTGCACCAGTATCTAGCAGTGTACATCTACGCATACCCAAATGAGTTGCAGTTGTAACTTGCTCAGTTGCTGCAATTCCAGTAGATCTAAAATAAGTATCTGTTGCACTATCCCATGAGATATCTGCATCAGTACCTAACCCTAAATTAGCTCTTGCTGCACTTACATTCGTGAGATCAGAAAGATTATTTGCAGCAATCATATCACCTAAACCAGTACCATTAGTACCGTTCCAAACTTGATATGTACTTGTTGTTGCATCTGTATAGGTAATTGTGTAAGTATCTGCAGTTCCTGGAGCTCCAGTACCAGAAGTTCTTACTACAGAAACAATACCTCTACCATCTGCACCATCTGCACCTTTTTGTGAAACTAGTTGCCACTTACCTGCACCTAAATCAGTTGCAAATACGCCAGAAGTGTGAGCTTCCCTACAAACATAACCATTACCTAAATAAGAAACTCCATCATTTATTACATAGGCAACTGCAGTAGTCCAATCTCCTACCCAATCCATCGGAACATAAGTTGCAGCTAAAGCGGCACTATCAGCAGCATTTGTTTCAGATAAAGCAGCAGCAGTTTCACTTAGTGCGGCATTAGTTTCAGAAGTAGCTGCATTAGTTTCAGAAGCGGCAGCAGCGGCAGCAGCAGCTACAGCTTGAGCAACAGCAGAGTTAGGATCTTGAATTGCAGTATTAGCTACAACTTCAACTTCATCATCTACATCACAAGCAGGAACTCGGAAAGTAGTTGTGCTTAACTCAGTTACAAGAGATGCTTTAAGTTTAGCTCGATTCACATAAACACTTAGCGCGCCATTACCTGGAGTATAAGTGAATTGAGTAAATGTGAAATCTGTTTGACCTTCTGTTGCAGTAAATACTTGAGACTTGATTTGCGACAAAGGATCAACTAGAGGAATATTGTTTGAACCTGGATTCCATGCGGATGCGGTCATTTCATTTACCTATTAAATTACAAATTTAAATTTAAATTACAATTGCAAGAGAATGTAAATCAATACATACACCAACAGGAGCCTTAGCTAGAAAATAAGCTGTGGCTCCTGCATCAGGTAATGCATCAATTGTACCGGAAATATTAAAAAACTTTCCTTTTGTTCTTGCAATAATTTCTCTGGTAACTACAACAAGAGCTAGCGAAGTTGGCTCAATTGCATATTCTTCCTCAAGCATTGTGAGAGGATTTTCACCGAATAAGCAAGCTCTTGTCATTTAAGTTCCTTCGGCTTCGATATTGGAAGCTCGTATCATTTGAATCTGTTCTTGTACAAGATTTCTAAAAGTTGTACTTTGATCATCTTGGCCAATTGCTTTGTAAATTGTAGCAGCTGCCTCAAAGATAATTGCATAAGGATGATCTAAAGCAATCCAAGAATTGTATCCAGTTTCTGTGATATCTGGATTTACATAACATCCAAACAGAATATACTGTAAAGATGTTGATGACTTAATTTGAATTAGTTCGCCGGCTGCGTAACATACATCTTCGCGCACAGTATTATATTTATCTAAAATCAAAGCAGGAGTAATTACTTCCAAGAATTTATCTGGAGTTCCTGACGCATCTGCTTTTCTGATATATTTCAATTGCCGATATCTTGGAATTACGTTTCTATATTCCAAAGCTTGCACATAATCAGAAGTGGAAAACGAGATACCTGTTTCGTAGATATCTTTGTAATACAAATCTAATTGATGTAACTTTAAAGTGGCAGCTTTCACCGCCAACTTAGTCTCTGCAATCAGATCAGGACGGTTAGTTAATGTGTAAACTTCATCACACAAATCGGTGAAAACTGACATTTTATCTCTCTTTTAAATTATTTTGCGCCAACTTTAATTGAAGCAGACAAACTTTCTTTTGCAGCTTCTGGATCAAGTTTTGCAGTAGTCAACATACCGGCTTTTGCATCACCAGAGGTTTCACCAAAATCTGTGCCTACTTTATCTTTCTGTTCTTTCAGATACTCAGCAATAAATTTGGCGCGCAGATGCTCAAGTGGATCTTGCTTTTCAGTATCTACTTCAACTTCATTGTCATCAACATAGATATGAGGATGATTTGATTTTAGTTCTTTATCCAACTGTTCGATTTTATCTTCTTCGTCAGTTGAGAAACGACCATTTACGAAATCAGCGCGTGAGCCATCTTTGAAAAAATATTGGCAAGAAGGCATACGTGATTTATAAAGCTTTTGGATTGCCATTACAAGATTCCTTATTTGTTTTGTATTACAGTAGAGAGAGTAGGTTTTTAACTAGAACCTACAAGAAACTAGATTCACTTAACTGCTTAGACTAGGAGACTTAGCCAGCAGCAGCAGCAGTGAAGTTATACAGAACAGCATTGGCCGGTGGATTCTTAACTACGCAAGTCATTTCCGTAGTCAGAGTACCGCCGATTGCATCAATACCGTCATCAGCAGCAGCACCGTTAGCACCGAATTCTTCGTTCTTAGTTTTACGATCGCCAAGATAAGCAACCTTAAACGTCGAGAGGTCAACAGCAACAGCCATCTTACTCCACGAAGCATTAGAGTTAAACAGTGGGTGTTCGATTAGACGGAACGTACCGCGTGCTGTTTTGAATGTGCTGAATTGCAGACCGTAGTTTGTCTGGCCGTCAACAAGCTGGTAAGTACCATTGAGGCGGCCAATGTTATTAAGAACACGCTTAGCACCACCACCAACAAACAGAACACGTTCATTAGCAACCTTTGGATCAGTAGCTTGGTTAAACACAGGATCAAGAGCAGCTTCCAACTGAGTATAGTTAGTAGTCGAACCCAGAGTAGTTACGTTAGCAGTACTATACGAAGCTGGGTAGTACGACAGATTACCAACAATACTAATCAGGCCATCCATAGTACGGAACGGTTGACCATTACGAGTACCACTAGATTTCTGACCAAACAGCAGAGCAGTTTCAATTGCAGTAGCGTGGAAGCCAGCACAATCTTGACGCGACTCAGCAGTGTTACCGTCGCCAGCAATCATTTGAGTTGCACGAACCGTATCCGAGATAGTCCAAGTATTACGGAAAATCTGAGTAAGGTTAGTAATACGAACTGGCTGAACTTGTTGTGCAGTTGGGCGATTCGAAGCTTCTTCGTAAGCGTTACCAACTTGATACAGTTTAACTGCATTCGAGATTGCATCAGCAGCTACAGTACCAACACCACGCGAAACAGTGATAGTAGTTGCCGAAGGAACAGTGTTAACAATAATGTTTTCACCAGTCGTATCGGCACGGAAGATCATGCCTGGCAGAATGTTAGCAGTAGAAACAACAGTGAAAGTAGTTGCAGCACCATCAGCTACAGCAGCGTTCAGAGTCATTTCAGGGAAGAGCATAGTTTTAGTGAAGAAACCATGTTCAATTGCAACAGCCGTTTCGCTATCTAGCATTGAAGTCATGCCAAACAGAGGAGCCGAACCATTCGGCATCAGGCGAGTAATCATACCCGCAAACGATTTAGCTGCGTGGTCTTGCGTAAAACCAGAAGTATTAAAAATACCAGTAGTCATTTAATTACCTTTTAAATATTAGAGAGAGAAATTACGAAAGAAACGAGTTCCAATCAGTTCCCTGATTAGTTTCAGCAGCTTGTTTTGCTTTTGCAGCTTCTTTAGGTTTGTTAACTGCAGTTGCAAATTGTTCAAGATACTGACGTGCCATATTTGTAATCTCAGTAGAAGAAGCATTAGGATGCTTCACAGTTAACTGAGATTCAATAGCACCAAGAATTGGAGATGCTGCTGGGTGATTTAGTGCTGGGTTTTCGTTACGGAGGGATTCAGAAACTTGAAGCTTCTTAACATGGTTAGGAATCTCAGAAGTAAAGCGCTCCTGAGCTTTGGCAACAGCTTGTTCTACAATTTTAGTTGTAGCAAAAGCAGACTGTGCGTAGACACCTTGTGCAACTTTATTCATTGCTTGTGCAAAAGCTTGAACGGCACCTTCTCCGCCAGCTGCAATAGCTTGCATTTGTTCTGGAGAAATCATCTTAACAAAATTAGTTTTCGATGCAGCTTCAGCAAGAGACTTAGGATCTACGTTAATAAGAGGTTGTGGTTCGTTATTTCCACCTTCATTAGGTTGCCAGAGGGTGTTAAAGTTATCAAGCTGGGATGTTGGTTCGCCATTCCCATTCTGATTTGTACTGTCTGGAACAACACCATTAGGAGCTGCACCAGGTGTATTAGCTACATTAGTATTCTGATTTGGCGGAATATTACCAGGTTGACCCGCACCATTATTTTGATTCTGATTTTGCGGTGGAGTTGCTGGAGGTGTTTGCTGTTGCTGTTGTTGGTTTGAATTGTTACCACCAAATAGTGTATCAAAAATGCTCATGTTAATTACTCCTTAAATTGGGATTGTAGATCAAGTAGGTACTTCAA